ACATACTGAAACTCATCTTCAATCGAAACATCAGCAAGTAGCTTTTTAGCCTTTACATCACCGACACGAGGTATGCCAGGAATATTGTCAGTCGGATCACCTTTCAAAAGTTGTTCATAGAATAACCTATGCGCATCTTCTTCAGAAACCTCTGTCAACTCCTGTTTCTTCATGTTGTAATGCTTACCTGGAATACAACGAAGATCCTTGTCTATGGAGCAGATGATGAAGTCTATGCCTTTTGAGCGTGCTTCTTCAGCCCAGATCCTCATGAGATCATCGGCTTCTCTACCATGTGCTTCCACAGCAAGTTCTTCGTGTACCAAAAGCTTTCTAAGCACAGGGACAAAACTATTTTGTTTATTCGGGTCTTTATGACGATTCATTTTATAACCCTCGTACATCAGGTTCCTAAAATTGTCTTCGCCTTTGACACCCATTAAAGCATCTGTTGCGTAGAACCTGTCACAAAGCTCTTGAAAGTCTTTTTTAACGTTGTCCAAACACTCTCTCAAATATTTTGCGTCTTCCTCCTTAGTATATTCAAGAGCCTTTCTTTTACCATCTTCATCAAGCTCAATTATCGGTACTTCTTGTTCTTCACCGTCCAATGACGTGACTGTTTGATATTGAACTTTTGTTTGCCACCTTGCTTTACAGGCTTGGTAGCAAAGAACATCACCATCAATTATTAGAAGGACGCTCATCCAATGCTCCCAATTCAACTGAGGTTTCCATGTAACGTAAGGTTCTGTCTATCTTTTCTGCCATTCGATCTGGATAAGGCTCCACATCCAAACCACAAACGGCTTTCAGCAGAGCCGTTATTGCAAACACATCAGACAATTCCATTTTCAACTCTTCAAAGTTGGTTCTTGGATAGCCTGGTGCAGTGTGATGTGGTGTGAACCTTTGACATTTGGAAACGCATTGTTGTACTTCTGCAAGCTCTTCTGATAAACAAGCCAGTAAATATTCTTGAACGTTCATTTAATCTCCTTTAGTGAATTTCGTACCAGTTATCACCTATTTTACCATCACCGTCCATTATTTGAATTCCAAATAATTTAGGACCTTCTTTAAATGCATCTTTACCAATTTCTCTTGCTCTTTCCGCATGCTCTTCAGGCACCATGAAATCTATCTCATCGTGGTACATGATTAATGGAATATATGGAATATTTTCTTTTTCCAAGTTTTCCATTGCAAGCATAACCGCTGCACTGCAAGTGACTTTCTCACAAGACTGCAAAAGATATACAAGCAACTTATGAAAGGAATCAACGTAAATGCGATTACCAGCGATAGAAGGTATGTAGCCCTCTCCATTTTTACTTGTGCTCCCGTAAATTTTCTCAAGTTTTTCAGTTAACATCTTGAACCCTGGAACAGCCTTCACAAAGCCTTCCTTGAGTTTCTTGCCTTTTCTATCGTCAAAATATCCAAAGATATAACTCCAAAGTTTTGATCCGCTTGCTCCAAACAAGAAAGCATATAGAATACGCTTTGCAACAGATCTTGGCACAACATGGTTGATTCCCATATCAGCAAGTACCTCTGTCAGCGTATCTGCGTTAAACTGATGAATATCTCCGTGTAGTAGTGTATCAATAAAAGTCTGATCTCCCAAGTAGTGCGCCAAACCTCTGGCTTGATTACCTGCAGAGTCACAACCAACAAGCTTCCAACCAGGAAGACAGCTGAACAAGCTTCTCATTTCTTTACCCCACTTGCTGTCAGCAGACGGAACGTTCACGATGATGGAATGTCTGGCTCTCATACTGGGTGTCCCAATTGTCATGCAGTCTCCATGAAGTCTGCCATTGGAATCTGTGTTTTCGATCCAACCTTTCAACACAGCCAATCTGGAACTTGCGGTCAAGAACTCAACGTAAAGTTTACCGTCACCTCCAAGGAATTCTAAACTATCTTCCGTAATCTTTGGAGACATCTGAATTTTCTTGAATGTGATTGGATCTGTTTTGTAGTTGTATTCCGTGGGAACCCAACCATTTCTGAACAGGAAAAGCTTTACGTCGGTGACTGAATCGAGGCTCAATTCTTTGAATTCCACTCTGGAGTATGGTCCAAGAATCATTCTTTCTTCACCTTCAAAACCACTATAAGGATCAATTTCAAACCAGTTTGAAGTGTGAGAATTGTAACAACCTTGCTTAGTCCATTTTGGTTCTTTCCACTCAACTTTGCCCAACTTCTTATCCTTGGCGACACACTTGATTCCAAGTCTAAAAGACAGTGCATCATATGCCTTGTCTTTCTCAGCTTCAAGTCTCTTGACCATCTCAAGAGCATAGTCAAGATCAAATGGCCAACCCTCAAGAGAAGCCACGGCACACCACATAGACACTGCATGTTCGGCCTTGAGATACAATACAATTTGAGGTGCTTTTTGCATTAATACAGTCAGCTCATCCACAAGGACATCATAGATCATCAAGTTTAAATCCACGTCTCGTTCACCATATTCAAGCATTTCTTGACTGAATTGTGTCCAATCATGGAAATCAATTTTTGGAAAACCAAGAGCTTGACCCCACACATCCAGACTGTGACCTGCGTTGCCGAATCGCTTATAATCTAAAACTTGTGACATTACCAAAGTGTCGTGAATACTGCATTCTTTTGGCAGTCTCACATTAAATAACTTACGAAGTACCATTAAGTCATAACCAATGATGTTATGGCCTATCACCAAGGTGGCTTTTTCAAATATCGATTTCCAGCGAAGATCGTCCTCTAAGAAGTATTGTTTATCACCTGTATCAATGTCAATGATCCACATGAGATGCATTTTCGTGACATCTCTCAGCAGATTATCTGTCTCGATGTCAAAGAGTATTCTCATCGTCATATCTCCATAATACTATTTCTTCACCTCTGAGTTCTACCACAATACCAACTGAAATAATACCTAAAAGAGGAAGTAAAACAAAATGAAATATAAAATCTTTCAGTGTAAATTTATACCATACGTTACATTTATATTCAATGAAGGATGCAATTATACCTAGAATAACCCATATTATCAACAAAGTAGTTAGCATCTCTCATCTCCAAAGATTTTTTGAACATCTTTCGCCAGAATGGGTTGATTATCATTTTCAATGTACATGATCAAGTACTGAAGATAAAATCTCGCCTTTTTGAGTTCTTGTAGTGGTGCATCTTTTTTACCATTCCTGTCAAGATATTTCCTGATTTGAAGTTCCAAGGCTGTTTGAAAACTTTTTGGATCTTTCATTGTAGGCAACCTAGACATCGCATCAATCCACTGGTAATCATCAATGTAATTTTGATAATGACTAGGGGTAACTGCATGCACAAATTTTTGACTCCATGCAAAATCCTTTTCAAGCTTGGAACGCCACTCTTCATATTCAGCCACCGAATATAATGATCCAACATAATCGTCATCTCCGTTATGTTGTTTTCTGAATACTTGCGTATACCCTGTCTTAATTAAATCTTCGTACGGAATTGCATCAAAATTGGTAGTTTTGAGATGAATCTCACCAGTCTCCCTATTTATAAACACATACTCATAATTGTTCATTTTTCCTCCTTTGGAAATAAAAGGACTACCCGTCAAGGTAGTCCATATTTGTGTCAATTAGAACGCGGCAGCAGGTCTTCTTGAAGGTGGTGTTGGAGTTGCCGATGATGTTTCTTCTGAGAAACTTTCTTCTTCCTCAGCATCATCGTAAGTTTCGAATCCATCAGAGTTCTGAGACTCATACCTTACGAGTTTCAAGATTTGAACGCCCAGTAAGATTTTAGCCTTGCTGTCTTTCGGAGCCATGAAGCGAACATTGCCCAAAGAGCCGTTACCAATAGATCTTGGATCCACAGGTTGCATTTTACGATCCACAACTTCCACAGGCTGATTTTCATTACCATCTTTGGAGTGTGTGTTCTTCTGAATGTTTGCTCTGTAATATAAACCACCGTTGACTTCGTCTTCCTCGGTTGTCACTTTAAAGCCGTAACTCTCCAATTCTTTCTTGGTGTCTTTGTTACTGGTTCTCATTTGTAATTCCCAGCGAGGATTCACTGTCTGACCCGCCACTTTTGTGTTAGGGTGATTAGGGGATAATTTTGACCACCAGATTTCCACTTCTTTAATAATTGGCATAATTCTTTACTCTTTTATAAAATTTACATGAGGGTTAATTTAACGGGCTGCCTGATTAAGCATCAAACATTTCATCCCATTCTTCATCTATGATGCCCGACTTTATGAATTCCCGTTGAGCATCAGTTAGATTTGGCATTGCCTTTTGAATCAATTCACCATTGTACCAGCTATCAAGTTGTTTTTGAGTTACAGGCATTTCAAGTGTTCTTGTTTCCCCAGATATTTTAGAGGTTCTTGTTATTAACATATTGAACCTTAATCTATGGAGTATTGGGCAATTTCTCCGTCATTGGAGAGTATAATACTTTTTTTGATATTTGGACATGTGTCTGCAATCACACGAGGTATATACCAAGTCGGCCCTCCATCATTGTTTGTGAAAGATGCAAACACAGCAAAGTTGCCCGATGCTGTATATCTTGCTTCATCAAATGTTGTGGCAACCTCTGTTATATCAGAAAAGTTTCCGGTGCTTTCATTTTCTACTTGTGTGAAAATATGATGTAAGTCTTCCTCAGTTTCTAACAAGAAGAAATCACCTCCGAATAAATTCACAAACGGCTCTGTTGTTAAATCAGTGTTATCATCTTTTTGATAAACTTCTCCTGGACATAAAGAAGCAATTGACATTTCTTCGCAAGTGAACACAATATTTTTAACTTCTAAATAAACTTCATCTGCACATGTAAAATCATGTACCATTTCTTTTAAACTTCTATAGTGTTTCATTTTTGTTGCTCCTTTCTCATTGTTGTCAAATCATAATAAGCATTTTTCAATGTTATACCTTCAGGCACAAGCTCTTCACCTCCGACTTGCACCACCTTTGCCAGACTGAAACCAAACCTGTCGGGTATTTCCACGACGACAAGTTGATTTTTAATTGGTGTTTCTCCAAAGTATCTGTATGCGTATGCTCTAGCCCTTCCGGGTTCAAATACTACTTTTACTATCATCTGTATTGACCTATAAAATCGCTCATACCCTCTTTTGATGGTATCGGCTCAAACATGTTTAAAGACCATGTTGTGTATTTGCCATCAGGAAATACAACAAAGCCATGTGTTGAGACTCTTTGGTGCCCTCCATCTTCTTTCGGAAAGATGCAGTCAATAGATCTTCTAACACTCAAGTTTTTACAATCTCTTGCTGAATATGAAAATTGATAAAGGATACCGACTGTTTTATGTTTTTTATGTCTCACAAAACAACATTTATCCATAAGCTTATTGGTGAACTTTTTCAGAGTTGCCTCTGTACCCTTCATAGCTTCCTCACTGAAGCCTCTGTTATGTGCCCACTTCCTGTTGAAAGTTTTGAATCGAAGCTTGGCCATATACCTTTCAAGTGCAATTATATTCCCTTCATTTGCCAATTCAGCAATTGCACGACTTCTCTTAGTGGATTGCGCTGTTGTACTTGAAATTTTGTTCAAAGGTGTATTCTTCATTTTATATCTCCTGTTTAACAAATTGGACCTCTTTCTTTGAAAGAGTAATTATCTACATCTCTAAACGCTTCTTCCCATGTTATAAATTTTGCATCTCCATTTTCAAACAATGTTTTCAAACTGGGGTTACGTCCTTTTATATCATAATGCACTCCACCATACTCAACCCATACATGAGGTATTTCGCAACTACTTACAAGTCTGCTACCAGCGAATGCATACCATAGCATCAATGCAAAATTGGCGCAATTACCATTTGAAAATATTTCAGTTGTAATTTGACTAGTGCCTCCTTCTTCACTGCCTCTTATAAGACTTATCATTTTGTCGATTGTGACTAAGCTGTGCCATTCGTCTTCTGTGCATTTACTTGCGGGTTTCATTATTAACTCCTATGCAAAACAATATTCTGAGTCTAAAATTAAATTTAAGTCGAGCGTACCTATTTCTACATTACTAATATCTCCTTGTATATCATCCATAAGACTATTGAGAGGATCATTTGCATATAACTCCACAAATGTCTCTCTCACCAATTTAAACAGCTTCGGCATATCAGCTAACAAACATCCAAATGAATCATGTATGGTTGTCATTGGAAAATCAGCTCTGTATACCGTCA